GATATAGAACAAGAGACATTTGAGTTTCCTAACGATACAGTTGCACCAGAACAGGAAGTTGCATTTGAACCTAATAAAGGTCCACAGACAGAGTTTCTGGCAGCAGGAGAACGAGAAGTATTTTATGGTGGGGCTAGAGGTGGAGGTAAAACCTATAGTCTATTAATAGCACCATTAAGGTTTGCACATAAACCTGCACATAGGGCATTACTATTGCGTAGGTCTATGCCAGAGTTAAGGGATGTTATCTTTCAAACACAACAGATATATCCTAAAGCATTTAAAGGTGCTAAGTTTAAGGCACAAGAAAACACTTGGCACTTTCCAAGTGGAGCAAGAATAGAGTTTGGATACTGTGAAAACTTACAAGATGCACTTAGATATCAGGGCCAATCATATACATGGATCGGTGTGGACGAGCTTCCGCAATATGGCAACTCAGATATATGGCATTTTCTTAGGTCATCGTTAAGAACAGTAGATACAAGTATACCTTTGCAGATGAGAGCAACTGGTAATCCAGGAAATATCGGATCTGCATGGGTTAAGAAGATGTTTATAGACCCTGCACCACACGGTAAAAGGTTTGTAGAAGAAGTAAGATTTACTGCTAATGGGCAAGAAATAGTATCTGGTATTAGTCGTAAGTTTATTGCAGCGTCAGTATGGGATAATCCGTACTTGACACAAGACCATAGTTATGTATCAATGTTGGGGTCACTACCAGAGGCCAAACGCCAACAGTTTTTATATGGGAATTGGGATGTTGTCGAGGATGGAGCGTTTCCAGAATTTGATAAAGATATTCACACTGTCGAAGCATTTGAAGTACCTAGTGGCTGGACTAAGATCAGATCATGCGACTTTGGCTATTCTTCTCATTCTGCTGTTCTTTGGGGAGCTATTGATTACGACGATGTTCTTTGGATCTATCGTGAGTTATATGTTAATAAACTAACAGCAGACAAGTTAGCATGGGCTATCTTAGACGCTGAAGAGGGTGATGGTAAGATATATGATGCTGTACTAGACAGTTCCTGTTGGGCCAAGCGAGGTGATGTAGGTCCATCTATTGCAGAAGCAATGAACAGAGAAGGATGTAGGTTTAGACCTTCTGACAGATCTCCAGGATCTAGAGTAGCAGGTAAGATAGAGATGCATAAGCGTCTACAGTTAGATGAAGATACAGAAGAACCTAAACTAATTATAATGGATAGTTGCCGTAACTTAATAAGTCAGCTACCTGCACTACCGTTAGATAAGCGTAACCCAGAGGATGTAGATACAAAGTCTGAAGATCACTTATATGACGCACTAAGGTATATGGTAATGTCAAGACCAATGAATAAGACTACAGCATGGGAAAACATCCCTAAACAACGCTGGAAACCTTCTGATAATATGTTTGGATACTAAATGGCTGATGATTTTTTAGATACTGATGAGAATACTGCACTAGAGGATTCTAATCAATCTACTGAATACGATGATCTTATAGGGTATATCGATAAGAAGTTTACGACTGCTAAGACTGCACGATATACAGATGAGGCACGATGGTTACAGTCCTATAGAAACTATAGAGGTATCTATGGTCCTGACGTTAAGTTTACAGATGCTGAGAAGTCTCGTGTCTTTATTAAGGTAACTAAAACAAAAGTACTAGCAGCGTTCAGTCAGCTATGTGATGTACTGTTTAGCCAGAATAGATTTCCAATTGGTGTCGAACCTACAACATTACCTGATGGTGTGGTTGAAGCTGCCCATATAGATCCTAAAAAACCTGCTGATATGGAGCAAGAGCCAGAAATGCCTGATCTTCCATTAGTGTATGGATTTAATGGTGATGGTAAAGACTTTAATGCTGGTGATACTGCTGATACACTACTAGCCAAGCTAGGTCCACTAGAAGATAAACTAAAAGGAATAGAAAATTTAGAAAAAGGGTTTGGTCAAACTCAATCGTCTATTACATTTGAACCAGCTATGATTGCTGCTAAGAAAATGGAGAAGAAGATTAGAGATCAGCTAGAAGAGTCAGCTGCTACCAAGCATCTTAGGTTCTCTGCATTTGAATGTGTACTGTTTGGTACAGGTATAATGAAGGGTCCTTTTGCTTTTAACAAGGAATATCCTAACTGGGGTGATGAGGGTGACTATGAGCCGTTAGTTAAGACTATACCTAAAGTAGAGTATACATCTATATGGAACTTCTACCCAGATCCTGATGCTATTAATATGGAAGACGCTATGTATGTTATCGAGCGTCACCGTATGACACGATCTCAGGTCAGAGCATTAAAGAAGCGTCCGTTCTTTAGAATGAAAGCAATAGAACGAGCCATAGAGTATGGTGAAGACTACACTCGTGAGTGGTGGGAAGATGACATAGAGTCAGATAGCTATGGCATAGACTCTGATGGTGGTGATTCCTACGGTGGAGTAGAAAGATTTGAGGTTGTAGAGTTCTGGGGTACAGTAGATACTGAGATAGCTAAAGAGGCAGGTATCAAACTACCAAAGGAACTAAGAAAGAAGGAAGAGATACAGATTAACTGTTGGGTATGTAATGATGAAATACTACGACTAGTAATAAATCCATTTACACCCAAGCGTATTCCGTACTGTTCCGCACCATACGAAATTAACCCATATAGTTTCTTTGGTATTGGTTTAGCTGAGAACATGGATGATACTCAGACATTGATGAATGGCTTTATGCGTCTTGCTGTTGATAATGCGGTATTGTCTGGTAACTTACTTATAGAAGTAGATGAGTCTAACCTAGTTCCAGGCCAAGACTTGACAGTATATCCAGGAAAAATTTTCAGGAGACAAGGTGGCGCACCAGGACAGGCTATCTTTGGTACTAAGTTTCCTAATGTAAGTAATGAGAATATGCAGTTGTTTGACAAGGCTAGGGTATTAGCTGATGAGTCAACTGGATTACCTTCTTACTCATATGGGCAAACAGGTGTTCAAGGTACTGGTAGGACCGCATCAGGTATCTCAATGCTAATGGGAGCAGCCACCAGTTCTATTCGTACAGTTATTAAGAATATAGATGACTATATGTTACGTCCTATGGGTGAAGCATTATTTGCATTTAATATGCAGTTTGACTTTGACTCAGAGATCAAAGGTGATTTAGAAGTTAGGGCTAGAGGTACAGAGAGCTTTATGAAGAATGAAGTTAGATCACAACGTCTAATAACATTCTTACAAATTGCAAGTAATCCTGTCCTCGCCCCATTTGCCAAGTTCCCATATATCATGAGGGAGATCGGTAGAACAATGGATCTGGATGTAGATAAGATTACAAACAATCCAGAAGAAGCAATGCGTCAGGCAGTACTAATGCAACAGATGCAACAACAGTCACAACCAGAAGGTCCACCAGCAGGAGCTAATCCAAATGATCCTACTGGAGGTGGAGGAGGTAATATAGGTGTAGGTACTGCTCCAGGACCAGGACAGCAAGGTTTCCCAACAGGTGGTGGAGCTAATGCTGGACAACAACAACGTAGACCTGCACCACAACAAGGAGCCGCTAATGCACCACAACCTCGCCCGAACACTCCTCCCGCTGGTCAACCAACCAGACTTCAATGATTTATTTCAGGAGTATATAGACAGTAAGATTAATGATACAATTAGAGAGTTTGAGCAAGGAGAGAATGAAGTGCAAATGTGGAAAGCTCAAGGTAAACTGCATATGTTAAGAAAGTTAAGAGATATGCAGATAGAAGTTAAAACAGCAGCAGATAGAAAGTACCCATAGCTATGAAAAACGATCCACCAGTAGGTTCAACACCATCAGAAGTAGCAGACGATATACCTGCAATGATCTCTGAGGGAGAATTTGTAATACCAGCAGATGTCGTAAGATATGTTGGACTAGATAAAATACGAGCAATGATGCAAGAGGCTAAACATGGTCTGGCTTGTATGGAGGATGAAGGACTTATAGTAGACGTAGATGAGGATGGTAGACCTCAGAAACCTCAAGAAGATCAGAAAGAAAAATCTGACGATAAAGTAGCAATAATAGAAACAGTACAAATAGAAAAGGTAGATCCCATGATGACTCAAATGGCAGAAGGTGGTATGACTGATAAAGACAGTCCAGTTAGTTCCCCTATACTTAATCCAGAAAATAAACCAGTAATGGCTGAAGGTGGTATGGTTATAGGACCAGACGGAAGTCTTAGAATGGCTATGCAAGAAGGTGGTATGCCTATGCAAATGGAAGGTATGATGATGGAAGAGATGCCATCTGAAGAACCTGAAATGGCTATGCCCCCTGAGTTAGCTGATGAGATGGCTCCCCAAGAAGCTGAACCAATGCCAGAAGCACCTATGATGAATGCTCCTGTAGCGCAAGAGTTTAATGGTGTACCTCATTTAATGGCTTACCTACAAGAAGATGAAATCAAAGCCCTACAAGAAACAGGTAGAGGATTGGATGAGAACGGTGAGCAAAAGCTAAGTCCAGAAGGTATACCAGTGTTTGAGGCTGAACCTGATTCACCTACAGGAGAAATGGGTGGAGGACCACCAGGAGGTTACGGTGGAGAAGGTCCAGACAATGATGTAGGAGATCCAGGAGGATCATCACAAGATGAAACAGAATTTAAAGAACTATCTAAAGAAATTAAAGAAGAACTAAGCCCAGAAAAAGAGGATAAAACCTATGTAGCTGGTGTAGGATTTATTGATAAGTATATTAAGGAACGTACTAGCAGACCTAACCCACTACAAGGTAAACCTGCCTATGCTGTAGCTACTGCTGCACAAGGTGGACTAATGAGAACTCCTATGTATCTTGATGAGGGTGGTTTTGTTCCAAATATAGATAAAGATGGAGAAATAAATGAAGCATCTCCTGATGAAGATCCAATTCCTAGTGTTGCATCTACTCCATCAGAAAGTCCTGTTGCTTCTGAAGCTCCTGTTGAGTCAGAGGCTACTGCTACTTCAAGTGTTCCTGAAGGTTTAATGCAACCTGATGGAGCTATTGTTAGTGACAGTGGTATAACCATGAGAGCAGGAGAACAAGAGTTAAGAAGTAATCTATTTAACTTAGGAGCTAATCAAGCAACTATGGATTATTTATCTCAAAACTTTGATGTAGCACAAAGCATACTAGGAGATGCAGGAGAAGATATAAAGGGTTCAGAAGTAGACGATGCTGCCTTAGAACATTTTAATACATTTGGTAAAAATGAAGACAGAATGGGTGATGGTTTATACTTAGCACAACAGAGATTACCTGATCTTATAAATGAAGACGGTAATCCAAGTGTAATTGCAGGAGCAGAAGGATATTATGATGCAGCTAAAATATTAGAAACACAACCTAATATTAGTGATGAATCATTAGATTATCTTACTAAGAACAAAGATGTATTTAGAAATGCAGAAGATAGAGTAAATAGTGAAGAAGGTACAACATATGATGATGTAGCTAAACAACACTATGAATTATATGGAAAAGCAGAAGGGGATAGAAGAGGCTCAGAAGGTCTTGAATCTTTTTTTAGTAGACCAGACCTAGAAGAAGATACACTATCTACAATGCCTATACAAGATACTATGGTAGACAAAGATAAAATAGGTGATGTAGCATATTCTTCTAGTATGTTTGATGAATCTGGTGATGTTCAAAATGCTGGAGATGATGGTCAAGGAGTTCCTAAAGGAGGTTATGATGCCTCTGCTGGAAGACCACAACCTGATGCCAATCAAGGACTTAAAAATTCTTTACAAAGTAGACCTGAAGGAGGTACAGGATTTTTTACTAGGCAAACTTTAAGAGACTACAAAGATCAACTAAGTAAAGCTAATATGGGCAATCTTGATGATATAGACTTTGATAGCCAGTTTGTTCATAAAGGAGGTAATACTTACGACTTTAAACCAGGAGCTACTCTTGCAGGATATCTAGGAGGTTTCCGTGATGCACAAGGAAATCAAGTTAGTATAGATAAAGCTGTATATCAAAAAGGAGCTAGAAAAGGTCAACCACTAACTCAAGCAGATGTAATAAGAGTAGGACGAAATAGGCTCAGTAGTATAGACGAGTCTAGTTAATACTATTTTTGTATGGCTACCTGTTACCCTCTATAATACTGTAGAGCCACTAATAGCCCCAATAAGGAGAGTAAAATGTCAGACATGACTGTAGAACCAACACGATCAACTACGATGAAATATCGTAAGAATACAATAGAAGACGATGAAAGAGAAATAGAAGAACTAGAAAAACAACGAGCAGGATCAGAGGAAGAGGTAGAAGCAGAACCTGAACATCCAGAAGAAAAGACGTTTAAAAAGCGTTATGGAGATCTTAGAAGACATCTACAAAAGAAAGAAGATGAACATAGAAAAGAAGTTATGGCTGTTAGAGATCAGCTATCTCAACTTACTAAAACTCAGGTAAGACTTCCTAAAACAGATGAAGAAATAGATAACTGGGCTAAAAAATATCCTGACGTAGCTAAAGTAGTAGAAACTATTGCTACTAAAAAAGCTAGGGAAAGTACTAAGGATATTGAACAGAAGTTATCCTATATCACAGAAAAAGAAAATAGAGTTAATAGACAGGTTGCTGAAAATACTTTAAGTAAATTACACCCTGACTATGACGATCTTAGGTCTAGTACAGAGTTTCATGAGTGGGCTGAGAAACAACCTAAGATGATACAACAAGCTCTGTATGAAAATGAAGATGATCCTGAAGCTGCTGCCAAAGCGATCACATTATATAAATTAGAAACTGCTAACGATAGAGGTGAATCTAACCCTAAAGAAGCAGCTAGAACAGTTAATACTCGTAGGAGAACATCAGAACCTACTGGTAATAATAAAACAAAGTGGTCTGAATCTAAAGTAAGAAAACTTTCTGGACAACAGTGGGAGAAGTTCTCAGATGAAATACAGGAAGCTATATCTTTAGGAAACTTTGATTATGACGAAAGTGGTGCTGCTAGGTAATTTTTTACTTGACAAGTATTTTTCAATATGATATAATACGTCATCACTTAATAGAGTTTATTTACCCCTTTTATTAGGACAACTAAATAAACTCTCACTACCCATAAGTAAAAGGTACACCATTTTGCATTGGCCCCATATGGATACCCAAGAATAAATGCCCCTGAACTTATTTATAGCCAACATAGGAGATAATTAATGGCTTTTAAGACAGCTGCTGGTTATGGAAACCTGTCGAATGGCAACTTCTCACCTGTAATTTACAGTAAGAAGGTTCAGTCGGCATTCCGTAAGAACAGTATATGCGAGGACATCACCAACAGTGATTACTTTGGTGAAATCGCAAATTTCGGTGATACAGTGCGTATCATCAAAGAACCAGAAATCACAGTCAAAGAGTATGCTCGTGGAACTCAAGTAACTCCACAAGATCTTGAAGACGATGATTTCTCACTCGTTATCGACAAAGCTAACTACTTTGCATTTAAGATCGATGACATAGAAGAAGCTCACTCTCATGTGAACTTTGAATCAATGGCAACTGATCGAGCAGGATATCGCTTGAAAGACCAGTTTGACCAAGAAGTTCTAGGTTACTTAACAGGTTTCAAACAAGCTACGCTTAGTGCTAATGCTGGAACCGCACGAGTAGCTGCTGATAAATCAGGTACTGATCCTATTGCAGGAGCAGCAGCCAACGGTCTATTAGCATCTATGTTAATTGCTCGTAACAGCTTTGTTTCTGGTGGTGCTGCTACCGACTCAATCGCAACCCATGCAGATGGATCTACTGGTGAAGCAACTCCCTTGGAAGTGCTAAACCGTATGGCTCGTCTACTAGATCAGCAAAATGTTGACCGTGATGGACGTTGGGTTGTTGTCGATCCAGTATTCGCTGAACAGCTTAATGACGAAAACTCTAAACTATTGAATAACGATTTCTCTTCTGGTGACAAGGACATTCTTAGAAATGGACGCATCATAAGCGGATTGATTCGTGGTTTCAGAGTTTATATGTCAAACAACCTTCCTTCAGTAGGAACAGGTCCAGCTACCATTGATACTAATGGTTCAAGCGCACATTATGGTGCTATTGTTGCTGGTCATGACTCTGCTGTTGCAACTGCTTCGCAGATTGAAAAGGTTGAATCTTATCGTGACAATGACAGCTTTGCTGACATCGTTCGTGGTATGCATCTGTATGGTCGCAAAGTTCTTCGTCCTGAAGCACTTGTTCGCGCTCACTACAACATAGCAGGTTAAGGGGAATAGATCATGGCTACTTATGATATGACAAGCTCCTCTACTACAGGCGTAGGAGCAGACAGCGTTGCGATACTTCCAGGTCAAAACACCCATCATTTCATGTACAATGTTGAGGCTTATCTTGACATTGATGATATGGTTGCAAAAGGATACTCAGGAGCAAATGGAGACATCTTTCAACTTCTAGAAATACCAGCAGGAGTACTTATACTTAATGCTGGTGCAGAAGTTATGAAAGCATTTAACTCTTCTGTAACTGCTGATATCGACTTTGCAGCAGGTGATGACATTATTGATGGTGCAGACATAACATCAACAGGTTTCTGTGCAGCAGGTACAAACGGTCAAACTAACACAGTTGTTGGTTCAGCCGCTTCAACCTATACACAATTTGTATCAACTACTGATACAATTGATGTTTTGTTAGCAGGAGCAGCACCTTCTACAGGAAGGATTCGTGTCTATGCTACACTCATTGATTGCAATGAAGCTGGAGCAGAAGCATCCTCCGCTGCGAGAGATGCATTAGCATAAAGTATTGTGGGGTAGTTTCTTTAATTAGGGCTACCCCCTTCTTTAATTTGGGCGAGATATGGCTACAACATTCTTAACATTAGTTAATGATACACTAAGACGTTTGAATGAAGTTGAGTTAAGTTCAACTGATTTTCCAAATGCTACAGGTTTTCGCGCTCAAGTTAAAGATGCGGTAAATGCTTCTTTACAAGAAATATCCCAAAAAGAATTTGAGTTTCCTTTTAATTTTAATTCTGCTTCTATAACATTAGTTGCAGGTACAGCAGAGTATAGTCTCGCTACTGATTTTAAAATAGCAGATTGGGATAGCTTTCGTATTGCTAAAGACGATAGTCTTAATGCTGATGCTAAAATATTAAACCTAATAAACTATGATACATTTCTAAGTAGATTTTATCAAAGAGATGGTAATGCAACATCAGAAGAATATACAACACCTGTGTATGTATATAGAACCTTATCTAACAAAGCTGGATTTACTCCCCTACCTGATGTAGCATATACAGTAAATTATAACTACTTTGCTTACTCCTCTGATTTATCTAGTGCTACTGATACTATGACTGTTCCCGATCAGTTTAAACACGTTGTTATAGACGGTGCATTATATCACACTTATATGTTCAGAGATAACTCACAACAAGCAGCTATAACCAAACAGAAGTTTGAAGAGGGTATAGATCGTATGCGTACATTGTTAATTAACAGATTTACTGATGTAAGAGATACGAGAGTAGGGAGACTTCTTGCAGTTCCACATGGTAATCTATAATGGCTGATGCGTTAAAAGACGTAACGGTATTATCTCGTGGTGGTTTATTTACAAACGAGGATGCTTTAGCTCTTGCTGGATCTAATCCAGGTGCAGCAGTTCGTATGTTAAATATGGAGATATCTCAATTCGGTGGTTATAGAAGAATTAGTGGATATGCAGACTATGACTCAACCTACGGTACGGTTGCTGGTTCTGGTAACATAATAGGTTTATGGATACTAGAGGGTGTACCCTATGCAGTCAGAAGAAATTTAAAAGATAATACAGGATCACTAGGCACTAACCCTTTTGTAGTCACTAACGGAAG